CACTGGCGACCCTAGCCATATCATTGCTGCATTGAACTTTTTTGTAAGTATGAATTCAAACGATTACATTGAAATTATGTGGAGAACTGAAAATACTGGCGTAAGCATAGAGGCTTTTGGGACAAGCACCAGCCCAACACGGCCAGCAGTCCCATCAGCCATTGTCACAATGAGCTTTGTCTCAAACATCAAATAAATACTGCCATGTACATACCTTTAAAGTTACCCCCAGGTGTTTTCCGAAATGGTACTGAATACCAGGCAGCAGGCCGCTGGTATGACGCAAACCTAGTTCGCTGGTATGAAGGGACACTGCGCCCCATCAATGGATGGCGCACCAGGTCAAGCTCACAGATGACAGGCTCATGCCGAGGCATCATTACTTGGCGCGATAACAGTGGCAACCGATACATTGGCGCTGGTACGCATTCCAAGCTCTACGCCATGAACGAGGCTGGGACACTCAAAGACATCACACCCACAGGCTTTACAAGTGGCTATGCCAGCTCCACAGTGCTGACAGGCTATGGTTACAGCACCTATGGCACATTGGCCTATGGCGTGGCACGGCCTGACACTGGGACACCAATCCCAGCCACCACCTGGTCACTCGATACATGGGGTGAGTATTTGATTGCTTGCTCCAGTACAGATGGCAAGATTTACGAGTGGCAATTAGGTTTTGCAACGCCCACGCTGGCAGCAGCAATCACCAATGCACCAGTCAACAATAAAGCGGTTTTAGTTACCCAAGAGCGCATTATCTTTGCCCTTGGCGCTGGTGGAAACCCACGCAAAGTGCAGTGGTGCGACCAAGAGAACAATACCCAATGGACACCAGCAGGCGACAATCTGGCAGGCGACTATGACTTGGCCAGCCCTGGCACATTGATCGCTGGCAAGCGGGTCAAGGGTGTCAACTTACTGTTTACAGATGTGGATGTCCACACGGCCCAGTATGTTGGCGCTCCATTTGTTTATGGCTTTGAGAAGGCTGCAAGCGGCTGCGGCCTCATTTCGGCCCAGGCTGTGGCGGCCATTGACACGGCAGCCATTTGGATGAGCAATTCTGGCTTTTGGATATATGACGGCTACGTCAAACCATTGCCAAGTGATGTGTCAGATTACATTTTTACAAATATCAACTTTGCCCAGGCATCTAAGATTTATTCGGTCCATGTCAGTAAATTTGGTGAAATCTGGTGGTTCTACCCAAGTGCAGCCAGCAATGAGAATGACAGCTATGTCACTTTCAACTACCGCGAAAACCACTGGAACATTGGCACATTGGCCCGAACTGCTGGGGTTGACGCTGGTGTTTACACATACCCTTTGATGGTCTCAAGCACTGGCTATATCTACGAGCATGAGGTCGGGTTTAACTATGACAGCGCCAGCCTTTACGCTGAGTCTGGACCAGTCCAATTGGGCAATGGCGACAACATCATGTCTGTGCGCCAAGTTGTCCCAGATGAGCAAACGCTAGGTGAGGCGGTGGTTTCATTCAAAACCCGCAATTACCCGACAGGCACACAATCGTCATTTGGACCATATACGGCAGCCAACCCGACTTCAGTCCGGTTTTCTGGCCGTCAAGTCAATATGAAGGTGACTGGCAACACTTTGGCCGACTGGCGCATTGGCGTGATGAGGCTTGACGCTGTGCCAGCTGGTAAGCGATGAGCGACAAAGAGCATTTGGAAAGACTGCGCCATCATGTGGAGGCGGCATTAGAATACTCTGGAGGCACACATAATTTTGACGATGTCGCTGAGATGGTTGAGGATCACAGATTACAGCTGTGGCCAGCCAAGGACTCGGTGGTGTTGACAGAGATCATTGTCTATCCCAGGCTAAAGAATTTGCATTATTTTCTGGCTGGTGGCGACCTAGATGAACTCTCAAGGATGAGACCATTGATCGAATCCTGGGGCAAATCAGTTGGTTGCACCAGGGTGACTTTGGCAGGCCGAAGAGGCTGGGCAAAGACATTTTTGAAAGACGAAGGTTACAGCCCACAATGGTCTGTAATGGCAAAGGAACTTTAGGGGAATAAATATGGCATCAGAAGCACTCAATTGGGCATTGGCCAATGGCATGAGCCAGGCCGAATTTGATCGGAACATTTTTAATGCTGTGCTTGATGCGCAGAAAAACAACACAAGCAATGCGCTTTTGCGTATTGAGATGGACCGACTTGGCATTAGCCCAGAAGATGTGGCCCGTGCAACTGGTGTTGCAACGCAAGGTGTTGCGTCTCAATATACGGCAGCAGTGCCAAAGACTCAAGCAGAATTGATTGCGGCAGCGGCTGCGGCCAATGAACTGGCAGCGCGTACAGCAAGAGACACAACGGCCAGTCAGGCTTTGATCGATGCAAGAAACTTGGCCGCTACCACAGCCACAAGAAATGTGGCTGGTGGCACTGGCACAGGAACTGGCACAGGAACTGGCACAGGAACTGGCACAGGAACTGGTACAGGGGGGTTGACTGCGGCCCAGCAAGCAGCGATTCTTGCAGCAGAACAGGATTTAATTCGCAGACAAAACGAAGCGGCTTTAGCTTTGCAACAACGCAATGCGACAGCAGCTGCTGCTGAAGCGGCCCGTTTGGCAGCGCTAAGAGCTGGCACTGGCACAACGACAGGCACTGGAACAGTAACCGGCACTGGCCTACTTGGCCCAACTGGTTCAACCAGTGTGACTGGCACAACGCCATTTGCCAATGCCACTCAAGGCTTTGAGCAGAACTTCAGAAATTACACATCAATCCCAATTGGCGCTCAGTACAACCCCAATGTGGTCGGTGGCGCTGGCTCACCTTATGCCCAAGTCATGGGCCAGATGCGACCAGTTGGCAATCCATACGCCAATGTGGTGGCAGGCCAAGCAATGGGTGGCTATAACCCTGGTCTATATGACCAGATCGCTGCTGCCAATGTGGCTAGAGCTGCTGCCGCAAACACTGGCGTGACTTTGGCCGACTACTATGGTGGTGGCGATGCTAATGGTGGTGATACTGCTGGCATCGGCAGTCAAGGTGGCGATGCAGCAGGCAACACTGGTGGTGGCCCAGGTACTGGTGCAGTTGGTGATACTGCATACGCTAAAGGCGGCATGGTCGATGGTCTGTTTGGAATGAATCCACCTGGACCGGATGATGGCGCTGGATATCTAGATCGTGGCGAGTATGTGATCAAGAAATCTTCAGTCAACAAGTATGGCCGCGGTCTTTTGGACATGATCAACGAAGGCAAAGTGCCTGCCAAGAAAATGAAATCTTTACTCGGATAAGGTGGCAATATGTCAAAAGGTGGAACAACAACGTCAACAAGCTCTATTGATCCACAGATCAAAGAAGCATTCTTGGCTAACTTTCAGCAGGCCCAAGGGGTCGCTGGCGCTTTGCCAGTCCAGCAATTTGCTGGCTATAACCCAATGTACCAGGCAGGCGAGGAGGCTCTGGTCAATACTGCCTTGGCTGGCCCAGGCATTACTGGCACAGACTTGGCAGCTCAAATGGCTGCTTATGGCGGTGTCTATCAGCCTAGTCAGATCACAGCGCAGCAGACTAATTTGAGCATGGGCCAAGGTCCAGGCTCTATTGGTTCTTACATGAACCCATATACATCAGCTGTGCGCACCAATGCATTGGCTGACTTGGAGTCTGCAAGACGCGCTGCCATTCAGCAAACTGGTGAACGTGCCACACAAGCCCGTGCATTTGGTGGATCACGCCAAGGTGTGGCAGAGGCTTTGACTAACCAAGGGTTTGCCAAGCAGGCCGCCACACTTGGCACAACCTTAAACGAGCAGGCATTTAACCAGGCAATGGCCATGCAGCAGGCTGACATTGGTCGCAGATCAGCAGCCGACATTGCCAATCAGCAAGCAGGCTTACAAGGTGCGCAATTGCGACTAGGTGGTGCAAGCCAGCTTGGAAGTCTTGCTGCACAGCAACAAGCATTGCGTCTTGGTGGCGCTCAAGCAGTCATGGGTGCTGGCGGTGCGCGGCAGGCTTTGGACCAGCAACAAATGGATGCAATCCGAAACATTGGCCTCCAGCGTCTTGGTGTGGTCCAGTCTTCACTGGGTGCGCAGCCTGCCAACCTTGGCATGGTGGCGACAACTCCATACACCCAGAATGTAGGCGCTGGCCTGCTTGGTGGTGCATTGGCTGGCTCTCAATTGGCTGGTGTTGCCGGACTTACAGCAGGCACTGGCGCTGGTCTTGGTGCATTGGCCGCGTTGATCTAATATGCCAAACAACCCAACACCAGAGCCGCAACGCTACGCTGATGCGCAGCTCATGGCTTTGCTTGATCCATCAAGCAAGCGTGACACCATCCTGATCACGCCTGGATCACCGATGCCCTCACGCATCCCTGACGGGTTGACAGTGGCTCAGACAAGCCGAGGCATTGTGATCACCAGTGATCCGGCAAAGGTCAGGATTATTGACCAAGGGTCTGAGAAAGATGTGGGCATGGCGCTCTTTGGCTATGCATACGACCAGGCCAAAGGGTTTGACAATGTGGCGGTGGCCATGGATAGAAGTGGCATTCCGGTGGCAGAGCTGGCCATCAAGCCTGGTCAGGAAAGACGGGCCATGAGGGCTGCATCTTTACTTGCACCAGATACAGGATCAACTAACATGATGAGCAGAGGCGATGTGGTCAATACTCGCCTCAAAGGTTTACTGGATTAAGGTGGAAATATGGCTACTCAATTTGATTTTGCAAGTTTAGGCAATATGTTTGGCGGTGGTGGTGTGCCAACGGGGCTTGATGCACTACTGACAGAAGACCAGCGCAAGCTCTTGGGCCGTAATGCTGCACTGTCAGCAGCTGGCGCATTGCTTCAAGCAAGTGGCCGAAGTGCAGTCCCAATCAGCATGGGCCAAGCACTTGGATCAGCTTTGCAGGCTGGTCAGCAAGGTTATCAGCAGGCCCGAGCTGGCTCTTTTCAAGATTTGCTTTTGGGTGCAAAACTCCAAGAAGCCAAAACAGCTCAAGATTTACAAAAGCAAGTGGCTGGCGTATTGACTGGCCCTGCACCAACTGCATTGAGTCCAGAGATGCAAGCCTTGGCTGTGCCTGGTATGCAAGCTGGCCCAACGATGGCCCGTGCTGAACTGGCTGCAAATATTCCACAGCCAAGTGCTAATGAGATTAAAGCTGGTCAGTATTTAAGGATCGCAGACATTTATGCAGCAGCTGGCAAAGGTGAAGACGCAAAGCGCTATCAAGACATTGCCAGAGATTTAAACCCAAGGGCTGAAGTTGTTGGCCAACCATTTGAGGTGACTGACCCTAAAGGCAATCCCATCTTGGTCCAGCAATATAAGTCTGGCGACATCAAGACCATGCAAGGCTTTGGGCCAAAGCGTGATGTCGTCTTGCAAAACCTTGGTGGCCAGACTGTGGCTGTTAACAAGTCGTCATTGAAAGGTGGCGAAACATTTGCCCAGACAATGACTCCAAGTGAAATTGCAAATTTGCAAGTGGCCAGAGGCAATTTGGCCGTGGCCCAAGGTGGTCTTGGCTTGCGTCAACAAGAATTTTTGCGTGGTGCGACAGAAATCAGAGAAACCCCAGAAGGCTTTGCCTATGTGCCAAAAGCACCAGGCGGTGCTGCCATGCCAGTCATGGGCGCTGGTGGCCAACAACTCAAAGGTGTCTCTGGCGGTAAGCCGACAGAGGGTGAAACAAATGCTGCTGGCTTTGCCCAGCGCATGGAATTGGCTCAAAGCATCATTGGCGGTTTGCCTGCTGGCTCACAACCAGGAGCAATGACTCGCACTCTTGAGGCCATCCCGTTTGTGGGTGGTGTAGCGGCTCGAAGTAGTCAAAATGTGCAAACGCAACAATTTGACCAAGCAGCGCAAGACTGGATTCGCGCCAAACTGCGCAAAGAGTCTGGTGCTGCCATTGGCGTGGATGAGGCGCGACAAGAATATGCGACCTATTTCCCAATGGTGGGCGATACACCAGAAAAGATTGCGCAAAAAGCAGAAGCTAGGCGCGTGGTTACATTGGGAATGCAAAAGGCCGCTGGCAAGG